ATATAGATATATATACGTAGTATATTATATATCTATATTTTTCAAAGGGTAGTTTGGAGTAATATATACTTTAGTATATATTAACATGAAAGTGTACCTAGACCCTTTTGATACATTTTTTAAACCAAATCCCAACTTCATATACCGAACCTTTGGCAATTGTATACCTTGCTTTATTTAACCAATAAAGGTAATTTTCTTGGTCAATGTAAATCTTAAATTTTTTAGGAAATCCCATAATTACCTTGAAATCATTAATCCCAAGAGGATACCCATCGGGTCTAAATTGCCTATCTGCAGGTCTTAAAGTTAGAGGTGGTTTATCTAATTCTAATCGATATACTCCCGGGAGAGTACTCATCTTTGCAGTTTTAATGGGCCATTTCTTCTCGTTCTTGAAAGCACTATTCCATAATACTTGAATCTTCTCAACAGTCAGATTCTTCTTTTCGGGGAGTTTTCGATAATCATACATCGCCAAAGTTTTTTCTATTGGGATATTATAATTACTCCCGTAAGGAGATACAAAGAGCAAGTCTCTAGTAAGTTTTGGAGTTTTTACTTGGAATACTTCATCAAAAGCATTCAAGTATTTCTTACCGGTTTTCTTATGCACTCCAATGATGATTAGACGTTTCCTTGATACTTGAGAGTTCCCATAGTCAGAAACTGACCTTTCATGAAAAATAAGTTTATAGTCCTTAAAGGTTAAATTAAAGAACTCATAAGGAAGCAAAGATAGCAAACGAGGAAGATTTTCAATAAGAAAAATCTTAGGCTTATATTCTAATATTGCAGCAGTTACTAGATTTAAACTCCTGTTATCCTTAGGATTACCCAATTCTTTTACCTTTGAAAGCCTCATAATGGATGATGCCCCACAGTCTGGAGATGATATAATAACATCTACTCTCTCCTCAAATTGAGGTAAGTTATATCCTTTGTAGAATGGTATATCACCAAAATTAGCTTTCCATTGCTCTTCACCAGGAGTATGGAATACTCCTCTTACTTCTATATTCCCAATCAGATGTTTTCTGAAAGGGAAGAGCAGGGCACCTTGCCCTGCACATACTCCCAATACATTCATTTCTTGTAGCTTCTAAGTTTTACATACTTAACCCAGGAATAATGTTTACGAGTTCGGATGTATTCCAAGTCGTGGTCATTGTTATGGGCTTCTTCCTCGAAGCTTACATCATGGTATCTTTCGCTTTGTTTGTTCCACTTAGCAAAGAACATGATGATTAAGTACTCGATTGCATACCATAAGTAGTAGAATATCCACAACATCTCTTGCATTTGTTTGAGATGAATGTGCTCATGATTGTAATCATAGGTATCAAACTTAGCACCTTTTCTCACAAAGACAATTCCGAATAGGTTCATTGCCTTGTATCCCTTGAAAGGGATGAATTTGTTGTAAATTACCTTCATTATATCTTGTTTTTAAAGTTTTCGTAAGCGTTTTTTAACTTCTGGTCATAGGCATTTTCAGCATAACCAGGACCATTATACTTCCGAGCAAAGCCTGCCCAGTCATGTTCTTTCAGATTTTTCAAGCAACTGGTATTATTCATGTAGTAATACATGAGTTTTAACTGACTTTCATGAGATTCCTGCATCTTTTTCACGAATTCGAAGACGTCTTTACAGCCACAATAGAGGTGATTGAAGCCCATAATCTGAAACATTCCCCAAGAAGCTGACTTCAAAGCACATTCTTCATCGATTTTCTTGGCAATTTCGAGTCTTTTGTACTCACTTGCTCCTCCTAAGTACTTCGATTTATCCCATTTTGGGAAACAAATCGTAGGGTAACTCTTTTGAGCAGCTACTGACTTGTCTAAACCGAACTTATTTTTGATTTCTTTGTACATAATGTGACCTTCAAACAGAATTTGAGGTCTACCATCTACTAGAAATCCATCTCTACCTGCTCCTTCAACCAGTTGTACTGCCTTTAAAAGAGCTGGCTCCAGTCCTAAATCATTGGCCAGAGCCACAATCATTTCATTAGTTAACTTATCCATAACGTTATATTTTAAAGTTCATTAAAGAAAAGAAAGTATTGCGTATACCTTATCTGGATGATAGTTAGGAGTTCTATTATCTTATATAAAATTTATAATAATATGGAAGAGAAACTCACATGTCACCTATGTAATTCACCATTAGATTTGGATGATTACGATTTAGCCAAAACAGTACCTCAATTAATGAAGGAAAAACAACTTTGTTTTCGATGTGCTTTTTGGCATAGAATCCTTGAATCAGATAAAACTTTGATAGAGGATTCTAATTATGAAATGATTCCCTTAGTTACACCCTATTTTCAGCATTATGCCATTCACTTAAATAAGATTTGGTTAGAGGTTGCTACATTTAGAAGAGAGTCATTGGGCTCAACTAAGAAATATATTGCTGCAATGGTAAAAGATAAAGTATACATTGGTTCGTATAATAATTGGGGATTCCAGGGAATAATTCCGGCACACTTAAGAGAACTTTTTACTCCAAATGGTATAATCCTAACTCCAGAACAACTAGATGACTTACTTAACAGGAAATCCCTTACCGCAGCAGATTTAAAAATTCTTATTGATAATTGCAATAAATCAGAATAATTTTGTATATTTGCATAAACAATTTTAATAATAAAGATATGAAAAAGAACAAAGAAACCAAAAAGCTAAAGGAGGGTGAAGAAGTCATTTTCTCTGATGGCAAAACCTTAATGGAGAAGGTAATCGTAGAATCTATTGACAAGAAAGGTGGGTTTGCAGTACTGAGCAATAAGGTAAAAGTATCAAGAACTATCGGACCAGATGGATTTTATACAAGGTTAGATGGTAAATCAAGTATGATATTACCTCTAACAGATAAATCGGAATTGGATTACCAAGCCTTCAAATCTTACTTCTCTATTAAGAGAAACCTGGAATTTATCGAAGCCAAGATAAAAGATATGAAGGACAAAGAGTTCAGTGAACTAATCGTAGAGTTAGATAAGAAGATATCCAAAATCGTAACAAAATACTTTGAGCAATGACAACTTGGATAATCTTGGGCATCATATATGCCGTATGTGCTATACCTGCATGGTTTATGACCAGAGTAATTACCTCATCCCACCCAATGAAAAGGGTGGGGTTCTTTTTCCTAACTATCTGGTTAATCATGCCTCTATTTCCGATATATTTACTAATCACATACTTTAAGAACTATGAACAGAGAAATAACAACGAAGAAGGTAGGTAGGCAAAAGAAGCTTACCAACCCATGTCCAGTAATTAAAGGAGAAGTACAGATAATGGTAGGAAGTCCAAAGTGTATTACCTGCCAATGGTTTAAAAGAAAATTAGAGAAGAATGGAAAATTCTACGTACACTGCAATCGATTATAATTCCTATGAGAACAGGGTAATTGAGAATAGGATAAAGGAGTATTATCCACGGGTAAAGGCTTTAATCGAAATAGTAATCACTAAAAGGTTAAGGAATCCAAATATACCTCATGGATTATGTAATGACTTTATAGAAGAGGATAAGAAACTTTGGCAAGAAGTAATTAAACCTTGGTTTACTCCTCAAAGATTTGGACTTACCCATGTATACTTTGGTTATTCCCATCACATAATCGAAAGTATTAAGGATGATACTCTTGATGTAAATAGCAGAATATATTTTAGGGTACCTATGAAAAGGTTAAATGGATACAAATACTTGTTCGGTACAGCATTATGGTTTCCAGTATCTAAAAGATATAATGCTGAACGTATTAAAATACTAGAGTGTGCCCTGGAGGATTTAGAGAGAATACATAATAAGAGAGTTAATCTCCTATTTGAATTTGATAAACCTATAATTGGTTGAGATATGGAAGATATTATATTTACTACCCAAGCAGTAATAGCAGAAGGGGTTAATCCGGGTAAACTTACCCAAGAGGAAGAGGCAATCCTTATACTTACTGATGAAATTTGGAATAGATTTTTAGAATTACCAATCAATCATCCGATGGAAAGGAATGAGATGGCAGTTAAGATACGTGATATCCAGAGGATGATTATATCTAGGCCTGGATTTAGGTTGAACCAAGAAATGTTTAAAGGATATGGTAAAGGTAACAGTGATAAGGGATGATGACCATAAGAGAATCCTAAGATGTTCTGAAGGTAATAGGATTTGGTATCGGTTATGGATTAATCCTGAGGATATGATGAGAATAGAACCATTATTGGAGGGAGGAGATAGGATTTGGATGGAAGAACTTGAGATGTATTATCTTTTCTTCTATGAGATAAATAATGGTAGGAGGGTCTTAGGGAAGGGTAGGATTAAAGAGATATTAGATACCCTTTTGTAAGGTGAATGCCAGGGATGTTAGGTCTCTGGCTTCTTTGTGTGTTGTGTGGTTTGTGGGATAATCGGGGTACCCCTTAATACGAGGGGAGATTTTGGTGTGGTACTAAAAACTGGCTGGGAAGGCTTGGCAAACCTTTATCACGGGAAGGTAAATTTTGGTGGTACTAAGAGGGGCTAACGGTTACGTTAAAATTAACATTCAAAAATAAAAAGTAAGGGACAAACATTTTTATTTGCTTTCCCTTACTTTTTATTTAGTTTATAAGTTCTTTAAAAAATCTTTTGTATCTTTGATAATCTGAATTAATACCCAAATTACACCAACAAATAAAAATACATTTAATAGCATATCATTTAATTACTTGAAATTTTTGACTATTTGTAAACCTTTTGTTAGAACTTCTTTTTTTGTGTCCTTTGTATTTTCGCTTGCAATACTTGCAAATGAAAAATCATTCACTTTGTAGACTTGCTTATAAAATTCTGTAAATGCAGAAACAAGTGTTTTTAGTTCATTTTGTTTCTTTTCTTCTTTCGCTTTGCAAATCGAATCAAGTAAAGAAAAAGTTGTATTTCTTAATTTTTTTCGATATGCTTTTTTTTGCTTATCGTTCAACTCTGCAAAAAGACTTTCAATATAAATTTCGGTCTTTTTCCCTAAAGATGTTTTTAAAAGTCCGTTTGTTTTTTCATTTAAATTTTTAAAAATACTATCAACTGATAATTTAATAGTGCTATTTGCTTTTGCTTTTGCTTTTGCTTTATTTGCACTAACTTTGTTTACTTTGTTGTTAGCAACTTCTTTTTCTACTACTACATTCTTTAATTCTTCCATAATAAAATACATTTAGTTTTTAAGTTTATTTTATTATATCCTTTTCTCTATAAAACTAAATGATTTATAAGAAAAAGAGAAAAGGAATAAATTAATTTTATATTGTTTCAATATATCAAACAT